GCCGAGCCGATGGCATTGGAAGGCTTTCGAGAGAGCGGTATCAATATCGCTCAGCTCGAGATATATGTTCAGCCGCAGACGGGGCACTCATACTTCGTCGGCGCTGACCCGGCGGAGGGCAATCCGACGAGCGACGATAGTGCATTGACTGTGCTAGATGCGCTGGATGGCGAGTGTGTGGCAGAGTTAGCAGCAAAGATACAACCGTCATCGTTTGCTGCGATCATCGTGCAGGTAATGCGATTTTACAACGATGCGCAGGTATTGGTCGAGCGCAATAATCACGGGCACGCCGTCATCCTGTGGTTGCAGGATAACGCGCCAGATGTAGTGTTACTGAACGGGCTGGACGGGCGGCCTGGCTGGTTGACGAGTTCATTGTCGAAGGTCACGATGTGGGATACACTGGCGGACATCTTGCGCCATGGGGAGACTGTCCTCCATTCGCTTGAGACATTTCTGCAATTGTCATCCATTGAGGGCGCGACGCTGAAAGCGCCGAGCAGTGAGCGTGACGATCGGGCAGTATCGTTCGCGCTGGCGCAATGTGCGAGGTTATTGCCGCGAGAGACAGTGGAGATTGTATCGCCGTGGCAGGCGATACGCTGAGGAAAGAAGCCGTTATGCTCGACAAACTAACCACCTTTGGCATCCTGGCCGCTGATGGACAGCGGTGGGTCGTAGAGGCAAACCGCGTCCGACTGCGGCGCGACGGGTGCCTGGTATTCCTGGCGGGACTACGGCGCGTCGTCGCCGTCGCAAATGCAGGGACTTGGCAGAACGTCGTCGAGGGAGTCACGTTGGAGGGGATTGAGGACAAAGGATGATTACAAAAACACAGGGATGGATAGGCGTAAGCGCGCAGCAGTCAGAAGCCCAGCAGCAGGGGGCACGTATACGCCAGTTCGTTGAGCAGGGCCGCGCAGATGCATTGTGGGATTTGCCACCGAAGGAACTAGCACGACAATTGCAAGAGGCTGATCCGTGGGTAGTACAACAACTGCTGGGACTGAGCGGCTGGGAGGTGCTCACTGGTTATGCCGCCAGTTCGTCATTGGAGCGGGAACTAGCTATCGCGTCTAGCCGACGGATGTACAAGACTAATCCGCTGCACCAGTGGTCAATTTGGCTCTGGACTTCCTGGGGGCTAGGTGACAGCATAGATGTGAGTATTGTTCGTAAAATACCACAGGAGACAGACGGGGTAGCGGCGACGTGGGACGAGTTCTTTACCGCCACACGTAACCAGGCTGTATTCGGTGATGACTGCATTCAGGAGTTGAGCAACTGGCTGCTGATCGATGGTAATTCATTCTTGGCCTTCTATGCCAGTAATCAGGATGGCGAGACAATGGTATCAGAACTCAACCCCGATGAAATCACAGAGATTGTCGCACACCCGCAAAATGCGAAGCGCCCGCTATTCTACAAGCGGCAATTTACCAGTGATACCAAATCATCAACCTGGTACTATCCCGATTGGCAAGCCTACTTCTCAGGCGCTTTAGACAAACTCTATCCTGGCGACAAAGACGGGCGCACGCTGGCCGAGGTGGTGTTGCCACACGGCGCAATTCGAGCCGATACACAGCGGAAGGTTGACGATCATTCTGATGACTTGGGAGGCAATGGGATACCCTTGCCACATACAGCGGTATGTATCTTACACGTAGCACACAATCACAAAGAGCGCGGCAATTTGTGGGGATGGTCTCTCTCGACGTGCTCGCGTCCATTCTTAGAAGCGCACAAAAAGTTTGTCGAATCGCGCTTAACCATCGCTATGGCAAAGGCTGCTTTCGTGAGGCGGATGACGACGAAGGGCGGCAGCCGTGCCGTCAAGGGCCTGGTCGGGACAGTCGCCTCAAATCTGGATATTGGGAGGTACACTGATACTAATCCGCCTGCACCGGCTGGCTCTACGCAGATGACAAACGATGCTGTGACGGTCGAAGACCTGCCGATGAGCACAGGCGCGGGGGATGCACATACTGACAACCAACTGTTCACTTGGCTGCCATTGCTGGGAGAGGGTCTTTTCCCCACGAGTGCCGGGCTGGATACCGCCCGCTGGGCCACCGCCGTCGAGATGGACAGGGCTCAAAGCATGCTCTTTGAGCGTTACCAGACGTTCTGGCGTGCTCAGTTTGAGCGGATGGTGAAAATCGCCGTTGGGTTCAAAGAGAAGTTCGGCAACCTGACGCCCGGCGACTACACTGTCGAGGTATCAGTGGACAGTTTCTCGCTGGCCGACTTCCCCGCAGTCGGCAAAGCCATTGGTGATGTGGTTTCGCGCACACTGACGCCTGCTGTCAAGGCCGGCGTACTCACACCTGACGCAGCCCGCGCCATTCTCGCCCCGCTCTGGCGCATCATCTTGCAGAGCTTGGGTATCAAGGCTGCGACGCAGTTGACCGACGAGGAGGCTTTTGGAACAGAGGTAGCCGCGCTGCCTCCAGTTGGCGAGACAGCCGTCGAGAAGATAGCCGCCGAACTTGGCTGCGCGATGGCGGCAGGTGACGCGAAACTGAGCGAGGCGTTGACGTGGGCGATTGAAACGGCGGTGGAGGAGTTGCGATGAGGCAACGCTGGGGCTTTTGGCTTTTCAACTGGCGCATTGAGGGACGCGGCTTGCGCATCTGCTTGATTGGTAAGAGCGGGATAGTTTGTCGAAGGCTTTCCAAGTGAACTACACCAGCTACTACTTAGACGCTGACGGCGTGTTGCTCGCCGAGTTGGTAGAGTATGAGCCACCCGACGACGCGCTGGCTGAACTCGCGGGCGGTGCTGCATCCTACGCCAAAGACATTCGTGGCGTTGCCCGCGCTGTGTGGCAGGGCCTTCCGATTGATGGTTACTCGCTGATGTGGGACACGGTGGGCCTGGGCATCACCGATGCCTGGCTGCAAGGCGCAGCTTCCTGCGGCATTGCCGCAGACGAACTGACGTTGGAGGAGCGCGTTCGGCGTGACGTAATGATCAACGAGCAGCGCGGTTACATCATGGGCTTCCTTGATTGGGTCTACACGCACCGGCGCGATGGGCCGGACAAACTGCTGTTGCGAATTGTGTTGGCGAGGGCGGCGTTGTGGGGAAACAGATGGGCGCAGGCATACCACGCAGCAAAAATACAGGCTTGCTCAGATCAAAAGTTGATGTGGGTATTAGGACCAACGAAAGATCACTGTGTGGACTGTAGCCGCTTAAATGGAAAGGTAAAGCGTGCATCCCAATGGCAAGCATCTGGCTGGCAGCCCCAGGGAAGTATGCTCACATGCGGCGGTTTTCGGTGTTTGTGCAGCTTAATTATAACGGACGCACCACTGAGCAAAGGGCCGTTACCTAGAGTCCGTTAGAGGGGAATAGGACATTCTATCTTGCCTTTTTCAACAAGTGCGTGACACTTCCGACAAAGCGTAATGAGGTTATTGAGATGATTGGCGCTCTCAAAGTCACCATCGAAGAGTTTTGCTTTCTTGATATGATGAACATCAAGAACCCTATCACCACCACTAACATATCCGCATACCTGACACTGATGATTGTCGCGCTTCTTTGCTTTGCGTTTCTGACTACCCCAGTTGAGGCCATAGTCATTTATATGGCCGCCAGTGTAATTCGGGTTGCCTTTCCCGCGCATCCTTATACCATTGGAGGTATCACGACATTCAGTAGAACAAAACCGGCTGCCCCTCAAGCGAAGTTGATGAGTAGTTGTCTGGTATTCTTTGCCGCAAGTTTGGCAAATGCGCGTTATGTGAATTTCTGGTTTGCGGGAGTTGGGCTTAGGCCGATGCGCCTTCCATTCATTACCACATTGCATAGAACAAAAAAGTGGATGGCGATAAGTCCAATCCTCAAACTCTTTGCTGCACCATTCGCAAGTGAAGATAGAATGCTTCGAGGGGTTGGAAATATTTTGAGGTCGGCACTGCGGAGAGCAATAAACTTGACTTTTTCTCGTTGTCTCAAATTCTTTACTGCAAGTTGGACACACTTTGAAAATGTGTTTTTCCTTTGCTTTACTAGAACACTCCCTAGAGCAATACTTCTTCCGTTTTGCATCATAGTTATCGCGGGGCTGAAACGACTTACCGCAATACTGACAGGTAGAGGGCAAGACAATGGCTGGTCGTGCTCGCCAAGCAGCGAAGTAACATTCTTGAGAGCAATACTTTCGTTTGAGGGCTTCTGTTCTACTAGCTCTGACTTGATACTTTTTACCGCACCACTCGCAAGTCAAAATCGGTCTTTGTGCCTTCTTGAATGCATTAACGCATTTGCGAGAGCAGAAACGTTGAATAGATGCTTCACGTCTACTAGTTACTTGAAAGGGCTGGTTGCACCACTCACAGATGAGGTTGAAAGGCATTTATCACCTCCGATGACGAGGCTCCGAAAAATTAGGTGGGGGCAACCCGTTCGGAGGTCGGGCTTTCGGGTGCGACCCTAGCCCCACAGACATTATAACTCAGGACACCAAATAAAGCAAGTCTCCACATTGACCGAGGCATCACTATGCGAACGAGCGCACGGGTACAATGTCTTGGCAAGCACGGATGATAGCCGCATTACAGCGGTACATTGACGTGCTGGACGCTCGTATTGCTGCGCTGGAATGGAAGTTGAGAATGATGAGGGGAGAAAGATGCTGACTAACCAGATACTTGATGCGATTGATAGCGTAGCGAATAGGGTATACGAGTGGACGGAAGGGAGTTTTTCCAGAACGCTAATAGTATTCTATTCATATCTTGGTACAATCATTTTCATCGTGATTGTCTGTATACTGATAGTGGAAGGGGGAGAATGAACACATACGGAATATGGCGCAAACAGGGCAAGCAATGGCAATCAGTGCTACCTAACTGTATATGCAATATGTTCAGCGATCTTCCCATTGTGCTGGCGGCGTACAACAATATGAGAAACGAGCGAGCATACACAGCACAGCGCGGAGGATATTTCCTCGGCAGCACATGGCTTAAAGATAAACCGAAGGTAGAAGAAATACGAGAGCAATATGAAACCGAGTGGCTTGAAGCAGATTACAGCGTTCGGCAACTTGGTGAGGACGGAAGGCCAACTAACGTGATATTAGCCTCTGGCCCGCTAGAGATAATCTAATGCCCGTATCGCTGCGTTAGAATGGAGGCTGCGGATGATGAGGGGAGGGGGAAAGCAATGAAGGCAACTGTGTCGGAAATTCGCAAGTTCCTGTTTGAGGATATGCCGCGATTTCAGGAAGATATTTTTTGTGCTGTGCTTACGTTTGTGCCTTTATACATTGGTGCGAAAGCCCCGCGTGAACCTGGATCGTATTTACATTACAGTACATTAAAGGATGCACTGGGTGAAGAAACGTGGGAAGCGATACTTGATTTACATACTACTGTAGACAACCTGGCACACGCATTTTATTGCGGGCATGGTCTCCCAGGTATGTCTGCGCAGGAGTACGATTTGAATCGTTATAGAGACATAATTCTTGTTGTTACCGAGAAATTGCGTGAGGCATTTCCGGAGGCAGGGATTTAATGCCCGTCTACGCTTACCGATGCCCATCTTGCAACTACGACTGGGATGAACGCCGAGAACTGGGGGACCACGCCGTGCTCTGCCCGCTCTGCGGGAAGCTGGCGCGGCACGTGTTCGCGGCGGTAAAGTTCAAGTTCGGCACGGGGCCTCACCGCCGCCGAGAAGCGCAGAGCCACGAGGGCGATGGTGAGGTCTACACCCGTACCTACGAGCCGGGGGAGACGGTGGGCGACCCGATGCTGGACGAGGGATTTAGGAGGGCAGAGTGACAGAACCCACGCCAAACTACGATACAGCGACACCCCCCCCCCGTTACGGACGCGCGACGCTGGCCTTTGGCACACTCACGTTGGAGGCCGTGGCCGAGCGGTTCGTGGCCTATGCCGACAGCCGCCGACGCGCACTATTGCAGGAACTCAAACAGTTAGAGGAAGGCTGGCTGGGCTATGGCCGCAACAGCAAGCCAACGACTAAGCGGTTGCGGGAACTGTGGCGGAAGTGGGGCGGGCGTTGTCCGCATTGTGGGAAGGAGTTAAAGTGATGCTTGCTTTCCAGAGCCGCCCAAACCCGCTTGACAACCATCGCTAAATTTGATATAATGTGTTAAGTTAACAACTAAATACACGGCACGTTAGTTTCACCATAACTAGCCGCTTTTGCGTCTCACTCAGAGGGGGAGTGAACCGCGAAGGCGGTTCTTTTTTTGTACAACGGAGGCTCTACGATGATCAGTGTAACCCCCGTCATCAGCGCAGCGGCAATCTATACAGCAGGCGACGCACTCGGCGGCAGGCTCGAATTCCCAGCAGTAGTTACAGTTGCCAGCGGCCAAGCCGTCGTTACCAAAGTCGTCATCGTAGACGACGATCTTGAAGATGCACCGATAGACCTTGTATTTTTTGACCAGCCTTTCACGGCTACGGCAGACAATGCCCCGTTTGACCCCAGCGACGCCGATCTGCAAAACTGCCTGGGCTACGTGAGCGTGGCGGCCACAGACTATGCCAGCTTCGTAGATAACAGCGTGGCGTGCGTGACACCCAAGTTTGACATTGACTCGCATACGTGGATACTCTACGCTCAAATGGTCGTGCGTGGCACGCCGACCTACACGGCGGTAGACGATCTCACGATCAAGATTGCGGTGGAGAGAATATGATGGACTTTAGAAACCCGGCTGCGATGGCTGTAGACTTTGGCGGTTATCCCATTCTACAATTTGCGAGCGCGGCAGACCGCGATGCTTATCCTAACCCTGTAGACGGACAACAGGCATACGTCGCAGGAGAAGGAATGCGTCAGGAGTACAGCCGGACATTAGGCCGCTGGATGCCTGGCAACGTCAGTGAGGTTTACAACGAGACGAAGGAACGATGGGAGCGCTGGGAACGTTCTTGCCAGGGCGATCTCGAATGGATGTTAGAGAACGTAGCACCTGGGCGGCGCTGGCAGGATACATTTGTGCCCGCGCCTGGATTCGTGGCTGCGGTACTGGGATTGAACGCTGAGTTGTCCTGGGCCGTCAATGGGCGGCGTAATGGAGCGAATGACCCTGACGTGAACTGCTTCACGGCGGCCAATGAGATGGGCGGCGGGTTGAGCGTCAACGTCATCGCGGGCGGCCTGGATAACGACTACAGCGCGATACACTGGGGAGCGAACTACCCGACGAAACTAAGCAAGTCGCCTCACTGGTTCCTGTGCGCCAGTCTGAGACAAAATACTCAAATGGCCTATCTCCTGGGTCTCACAGACGATTCACGTTCAGATGCCAATGCTGCCTTCGCTCTGCCCGACAACGGCATCTTCTATTACTTTGACACCGATGTAGACAACCTACGTCACATGATCGTTCGCTCCAATGGCGTGACGGTGACAGAGATGACTGCCGTCACGCCTGGCATTGACGAGTTTGCGACGGGCACTATTGAGACGAGCGACGATGGATTGAGCATGCGCTTCGTCTTCAAAGGCAGCATCGTGCTGCCGTGGACGGATATTAGCGGCGCAGCCTACGCTAACCTGCGGGCAGCACAGTTGCAGCCGTACCTTGCATTGGTCAACCGCGCACCGAACCAGTTACGAGAGTTTGCTGTCTGCGATTTCCGACTGATCATGGATGCGGGGCATTGAGAATGACGAACCAAACAGTTCCACCAGATACCTGCATCTGCCCGGATTGCGACTACGAGACAGACAAGAAACGCGGTGTAACGTGCCGGTCTATGACCTGTCCTGAGTGCGGCGCGAAACTAGTAGCGAAGGTAGAGGAGAAATCGACGATGGACATCGGACAGATTGCTCAGAGCGCAATCGAGACGGCGCGGGCTACCGTGAACGGCGGTAAGATGCTGGCGCAAATCGCAGAGGCAAAAGGCGTATCGCCACGTCAGGCAGCTAACCGGATGCTGGATGACTTAGAGCGCGAACTGGCAGAGGCTACGACGAAAACCATAGATGGTAAGAAGCGCCCTGCTGGGGATTTTCTAGTCATAGGCAATGCTGACAAAGTGAGCACTTGGGCGTTGCCCGTCAAGGTGAACGGTAAGGTTAACCACCGACTGATGGGCGCGGCTTGGGCTGCCCTGCATGGTGGTTATCGGGGCAACAAATACGAAGGGCCAGGCAAGACAGCGGCCATCAAGAAATTGAAGGCGCTATACAAGTCCGAGGACATGGAGACGCCAGCGAGTGAGGCAGCGATGGGTGAGATGTACGACGACAGTGAAGTTGCCTACGTGCCAATGGCGATTATCTCGTTCGCCGACTTGCAAGCCGCTGAACAAGCAGAAGAAGCGACGGTTAAAATCCGCCAGTTGGTGTATCAGTTCAAGGAACTTGTATCCAACATTATGTTCAGCTACGAGGTCAAAGACAAGTCAGGCGCTTTGCGCACTCTGACCGATGAATTTGCTGGGCTGATTGACGACAAGATCGGTGACGTAGAGACGGCGGGGAGCGGGATGGAGGAAGTCTTCACCGAGAGCGCCGTAGACTTGGCGCTCGGCCAAGTTGAGGACTTTACTGGCGACTTTGCCGAATTGGGAATCGAGGCGGCAATCGAGAGTGGCCGCCGCGCTCCCGTGCTGGTAGACTTCCGCATCATTGAGCCAGGGCCAGGGAACAAGAAGAATAGCCATTACTACCCGCGACCTATGCTGAAAGAGTGCGCTTCCGTCTTTGAGGGAATGGACATCTTCGCTACCGACCATCTGGAGAAGGAACGTAGTGAGCGCACGAAGGTCGGGCGTGTGCAAGAGTGCCCTATCCGGTTCACGGAGAGCGGCGCACCAGTCGGGCGCGTCATCATCTACGACCCGGGTCAGGCTGAGAAGACACGTAACCGCGCCGATGCGGGGGAACTGGACACGATGGAAGGCTCAATCTTCGCCAGTGGTATAGCACGTCCTGGTGAGATAGATGGCATTGAGTACAAGGTTGTGGAAGCGATCACGGAAGGCAAATACTTGGAATTGGTGAGCAAAGCAGGGGCCGGAGGGAAGGCTCTCAATCTGGCAGAGGTAGATAGTAATGGAGGTGACGAGATGAAACCTGAAAAGCAGGCCGACGACGAGCAGGCCGACGTGGAGGAAGTTGAAATCCAGGAGGGCGAGCGAGCGCCGGTCGAAGGCGAGCAGACACCCGATGCCGAGCCAGTAGAGGAGACATCTGAGCCAGCCGAGAATCTCTCGGAGGCGGAGGTTTCTACCGCACTGGGCGAGACGAACCTGCCTGCCGCGTTCAAAGTGGCGCTGGGCAAAGGCGAGTACACCGACGCTGCTGTATTGAAAGAGGCCATCACTGAAGCTATCGCAGAGGTGAAAGCATTGACGGGGAGCGGTCAGGTATTCGGCCAGGGCGATACGACACCGATCGAGGGTAAACCCTTGACCGGAGACGAGCGGGAATTGCAAGGCGTCGTTTCGTTTAACGAGACTATGCGCGAGGTGGGCTGTAGCACAGTCCCAATCCCCGTTCATTTGCAGTATCTAATCAACGAAGGAGGTAAATGAGATGCCAGCAGAATTCTATGGAGCAGGAGACGAAGCATTCTGGGAACAGAGCAGCGGGCCTTACACTGTCATCCAGGCGCAAGAGTCGGATGTGTGGCCTGTCGCTGACAACAGCGGCAGTGGTACGAAAGACGCGCTCGCTGATGGATTGCATCCCGTCGTGGCGCTTGGTGGACGGACACAAGCTGATGGGCGGGGACAAAACCTGACCGGTGTCGTGACCAGCTTTACCGCTGGTTTGACGACCGCGACTGGATTAGCGCGTATCAACATCGCGGACGGCGTAATTGTCCGCAACTGGGTAGCGAATGTTCTCACCTACTCGAACGGTGATGCGGCTACTTTCGAGACTGCGCCTGTCCCCTTTCAGCCGGTCTACGTGGACGATAGCAACGACCTGGGCGAGGGTGTGACACTCAGTATGTCACCGCTCAACGATGCCGACCTACCAAATCCGCTCGCGGGTTGGTTGGCGTACTGTCAAGACGAGTACGCCGATGCAGTCGTGGGTGGTCCGAACAGCGCGGCGACATTTGACGGCACGCTGGCGAGCGAGTTGGTCGAGCAGGTTTATTGCATCGTGCTCGGCAATGCGGTCTCGTTCAATCAGGCGCAGAAGTGGGTTGCACCCTAGATAGGAGGAAACAAAAATGAGAAAGATCACATATATGCTAAAAGAACTGCGCCGGGAACAGCTTTCTCAGCGCAAAGCACCAGACGAACGCATCGCCGAGGTTGGTGCAGCTTTTGACGCGCTGGACAACGCGCTGGATGGTATTCGCCGCCAGGGCGAGAGTGAGGTCGTCGCCGAGGTGATGACTAGCGCCGACTTTACCTACGCTATTCAAGAGTTCGTGCAGCGCAAGGCCTTGCCGGGCTACCAGCGGATGGCGTTTCCATTTGAGCCAATCGTCAAGCCAGACAACAACTTGCCGAACTATATGGAAGTCACCCGCTACCAGAACCGTGGCGGCCTTGATGACCTGGAGTACGTCGGCGAGAAAGCGCCCGCGCGTGCTGGGAGTGTCTTGGATGCGACCAAGCGCAACTTGCAGGTGTGGCGTTTTGAGAAACAGTTTGACTTTTCCCACGAGGCGCTAGTCAACGACGACATCGGATACTTTGAGGACGTGGCGACCAAAATGGGTGAGGCGGCGCGGCGGACGCTGGAAAAGTACGTCAGTCGTTTCTACACCAACGCAGTCAGTATCGCGCGGCTGGTGGCGCTAGGTGCAAACTACTCGCAGACGGGGCGGCTAACGTCGGCCCGCATCTCCGAAGCGCGGATGGCCTTCGGCCAGCGCACCGACGCGCGGGGCGAACCACTCAATGCCGACTTGCAGTACATCGTCTACCACCGAGGGTTGGAGGATACTGTTCTAACGATCCAGAACAGCACCCTCGTTCCTGAACTGGTGACGAATGCAGCTAATGTGGTACGCACGGCCTTCGTAGGCATCAAAGACCCCTACCTTGCTGCTGGGGCTTTGCCTGCTGACTTGTCCTGGTATGCCTTCGCCGACCCGAACAGTTCTCAGAACGTCGTGCCGTTCGTCTTGGCGCGACGCGCTGGTATGCCTGGACCCGTCATCGTCCGCAAGCGCAGCGATATGGAGAGCGTGACCTCAATGCTTGGTTCTGGCGCTCCGATGGCCCCAATCTTTGGGGATTTTGAGAGCGGCAACATCATCCTCAAGGTGATGGACGCTTGGGGTACTTACGTTGACGGCACGAACGGTAACCTGTTTGACGAGCGTGGCGCATACTACAGCGATGGCACAGCGCCGTAACGAATGGAATGGCAGGGGCGGCCATTACGGCCGTCCCTGCCACAATTAAAAATAGGAGGGGGAAACAAATGTCGAAGATTGACGAACTAACAGCACAGGTCGCGGCACTCCAAGACATCTTGGCGGCGCACGGGCTAGTACCGCCCGTCCCGGTGGACGACGCTGACCGCGCCGACTACATNGCGCACGGCTCACNAGAACACGCNGCGCTTCTTGGCTTGCTCGCAGTNGAGGCTGACGAAGACGTGGCCGACTACATCACGTTCAAGAGCCAGGCATCTGGTGAGACTTATCGGCTCGAAGACGAGATCACTGGTTTTGTGCAATATCCCAACCCGGAGAAGGCGGCAAGGCTGGTACTGCGGCAAAAGGTGAGCACGTTTGAGAGCGGGCCTCCGAGCGTTCCGCTTGGAGCACCGCCGCTCTGGCGACCTGTGGATATGCAGTAAACGATAGGAGGTACGACGAATGTCTGACTTGAACTTGGCACTGACACGGTTGCCGATGTTTTTCCGCAACCAGGTTGGCGTTCCGGGCGCTGATACGCCATTGGGTATCCGGCAAGGTATCGGGATGGTCTACTACGTCGGCGACCCCGATCAGTTCAGCACGGCCAAAGACGTGAACGATGGCACTGACCCATCGAACCCGCTGGCGACCATTCAGGCCGCACTTGACAAATGCGCGGATGGCGACGGCGACGTGGTGGTGCTCCTGCCTGGTCACTACGACGTGACGGCAGCGCTCACGATGACTAAAGACGGCGTGCGCTTGGTGGCGTGGGACTACCTGCGTGGCTTTGCTGCGCCCTCGGTGGCTATTGACGGCAATGGTCTCTGTAATATCTTGGACATCTCGGCTGACGAAATTGAGGTGGCTGGTATCCGTTTCGCCAACAGCGACACCGACGACTATGCTTGCATCCGCGTAGCAGCGACGCTAGATACCATCGGCTGTTACATTCACGATTGCGTGTTCGCGGTCGGGCTGTACGGTGTCTATCTCGGTGTCACTACTGAGTGGGCACAGGATGTACTGATTGAGCGGTGTATGTTTATGAATATGAACAACACTGCTGCCGATGCCAGTATCTACATCAACAAGACGACCCGCACGATGATACAAGGCAACTGGTTCACGTCCAATGTCGCGCTCGCTACCTATGGAATCGCCATCGCCGATGCCAGCCAGCCAATGACCATCGTTCGCGACAACGACTTCCTGTTCCAGCAAGCAGGGACGGGCATCTTCCGCGCTGGTACGACCGTGGACGTGTCTATGCACGGCAATCGGTTCTCTGGCGCTGGTACACCGATCACCGTGCTGGTAGACGGTGGCGACCACGCGGTGGGCAATACCTATGCCGAGGCGGCAGGCGGTGCTCAGGTAGACGCTACAACCTAACGAGGTGAAATATGTCATATCGCAGAGCGAAGAAACGCAAGCCGCAGATGATACCGAAGGTTGCGAAGCCGAAGCGTAAGTCAAAGCCGAAGCCGAAAGTTGGAAAGTGATCTATTGGGGCGGGGTTTATGCCCCGCCCCAATAGTTGGGGGAGGATGATGCCCTACGTCTCGACTCACAATATCCCGCGCGGCGACGACTTAGACTTGCAGCGTGGTGATACTTGGTCTATCACATTTCAGCGACTGGGCGACTTGGCGCTCCGTGACAAGTTGTGGTTCACGCTCAAGGATGCTCACGGTGATGCAGATAGCGCAGCTTGGGTAGGGATTGAGGAAGCGGTGGGCCTCGAATACATCAACGGCGCGGCGGCGGGCATCCCCGGCAATGGCAGCATCACAGTGACGGATGCAGCAAAGGGTAACCTGACCGTTGCGTTAGCGGCAGTGGAATCGGCAAAGCTAGAAAACATCAACGTGCTGTTCTACGATGCGCAAATGCTGGTAGGTATTGACATCACGACACTGGTGAGAGGTCGGGCCGTGGTGATGGCAGATGCGACGAGGGTGACGAGCTAAATGGGATGCCCAGAGATTTATGCTTGCGCCAACGATTTCGCCGTTTTCTTCTGCGAGACCGTAAGCGCGGACGAGGAAGCGCAACTCAACCGCACATTGCGTCTGGCAGCCACACGCATCAGTATGGCACGCCAGGCCAGTGGCGCGTGTGACTGTACGTTATCGGCTACGTCTGCCGAATATCTCAAATATCTCAATTGCATCTTAGCGATTGCGTTTTACAACTGCAAATGCACTAACCTGAACGTGACACAAGAGGAAAGAGCGATGTACTTGGACGCAGCGATGAAGGACTTGGAACTCATCCGCACAGGAAAACTTGAATTATGTCAAGGCGAGACTGGCTCAGACTTCCCAGCCGTGGGCTATGCCGCGCAGGGATGGACGGAGGCGAACCGGGCGCAGATCATTGCCAACGCTGCGATGCGTAACAGCTAACGAGGTCTCACCCGGCGGCGGGAGCAGAGACCCCTCCCTGCCCCCGTCGCCGGTGAGCGCAATGAGAGAGGACACAATGCCGACAGTAGCATTTCGGGCAGTGCGAAGCCGACGTAAGTTCATCAAAGCGCCGACCGTCAAGCGGAAGCTCGGCGCAGTGCTGACTGATCCGGTCAAAAAGAAATTTGTAGCAGAGTTTGAAAACGTAGTGTCTGACTGGTCAGGGCCGCCGAAATTCAAGGCGCGGGCGTTCATAACATTTGATTATATCAAGATTAACGTCTTTCCATCTGGCGCGAACAAAGACAAGTGGATATGGGTATCACGTGGTACGAGAGGCCCGTATCCAATACCGAAAGGCGGCCCGGGGTTCTTGGCCTTTACGCTGGGTTACTCAGCGAGGACGAAGCCACGCGGACAACATCACGTTGGCAGCGGAACAGCGAGCGGGCCACAGGTATTTGGTGTAATGCAGGTGATGCACCCTGGCATCAAGGCGCGCGAGTTTGAGGAAGTCATCGCAGAGGACAACAAGGAATGGTACTCCCGCACAATGGAGAATGCTTGGAGAAGGATAATTCGGAGCTTGTAGGAGATGGGCTGAGGGGACAGAGGAGGAAGACCTGTGAGGTCATCGAGAGGATTCAAGGCGAAACGAAATAGACCGCCGTTCAGGCGTGATGAGAGCGTGACGTATTGCGGCGAATTGCCATATGAGCACCGAGGCGCAATCACTGACACCCTCTATGTCTGGACGGCACGCAAAACGACGGAATGGGTGGACAAGCGCGACTTGCCTGCATTGCTCAAAGCCGCTGGTGCTGACAATCTGGAAAGCGACTGGGTTAACGAGGTGAAAGAGCGCAAGGCGGAGCAAACGCGAAAGAGAGCCGAGAAACGAGAGGCAAAGCGAAAAACTGAGGAGGTGTCAGGATGAGTTACGATGGATGGATGATGAGCGGAGTCGTGGGCAAAACTCACGACGATAGCGTGTGGCTCAAGAAGCGCGGGTTTGACCCGTTCGCGTGGGGCGGCGTGTGTATGGCATTGGATGACGTCACAGAGCCGCTGGGTAGCCTGTCCGTGACGAACCGACGCAGTATCTTCGGTGGCTTGGAACGCGACGGTGTACTGCTCGGTGCACCTGACCTGGTTTCCACGACGCTGACGATGAAAAAGCTGCACTACGACCGCAAAAAGACTGACCTCAAATCCTGCTTCTGGGATTTAGACCAGCGCACGACCTGCGGCGGTATCACTGAGGATGCCTGGAACAAATGGATTGAGATCAAGCGTATATGCTACGGCAAAGCCAATGAGCGTGGAGGATCGGGTGTCACCTACGAAGGGGATGCTGAGGAACAGACGGTATCGTTCCCTTGGCAGGCACTCTACGTCGAGGACATCCAGCGTGTGGCTGGCGAGATCGGTTCGCCGCTGGCTGGTATGACCGCACCACTGGCGATTATGTTCACTGACGTGGCGATGGTACAGCCTGCCCGCTGTCCCGACATCTGCGACAACCAGGAGGAATGTATCATCGTCGGCGTCACAGAGACAGAGGCAGTCGGTACACCCCACCTCGCCGTGAGTTTACACGGGGGTGCGCTGGACACTTGGACGGATCCGCCTGTCGCCTTGGCCGCCTTTGGCGCGTTCAGTGCCAGCGCAGTCGCCGGTGTGGGTGAGTTCGTCGTTGTCGTCTGCAACGGTGGAACCGTTGAGGTCATCTACTCGGATGACCTGGGTGCTACGCAGGTTGGTGTCACTACTGTAGACCTGGCCGCGCACGGTCCAAACGACGTGGATATGATTAACCAGGCTTTCATCGTCGCGGTCGGTGACGACGGCTATGTCTATGGTAGCTACTCCGCCGCCCGCAACTGGGAGACGCTGGATGCTGGAAATATCACCGCCTCTAACCTGACTAGCGTGATGATTGCGCGGGATAACCCGCAGGTCATCTACGCGGCTTCCAGCGCGGCGGATGTGGTCATCAAATCCCGCAACGGCGGTAAGAGTTGGTATGCTTGCGCCACGACCGGCACAGCAGGGACGGGGATCACCTCCCTATTAGTGCTTGACCGAAACCACATCTTGGTAGGCACGGATGCTGGTGAGCTTTTCCAGAGCAGCACCGGCGGCGAGAGTTGGACAGAGCAGAACGAGATACCCGGGCTGACCACGAAAGCCAATACCGAGATCGTGGACATCAAAGCATGTGGCTGCGGCGACCTGGGGCTGGTCATCAGCGATACAGTCGGCGATGTCAACTTGTTCTACCGCAACGTGGACGGCGGCGCAGACGGACGTTGGTTCTTGCCGGAGGAAATGGAAACGATGACGGCGACCCACAACTTTACCGCGCTGACCTGTTGCAGTTCGTCACACTTCGTAGCGGTGGGAGGTCTCACTGTCACAGCCGACGCCGTGATGCTGTTAGTATAAGCGGTGAAAACCGAGGGGAAAATCTATACGACCGAAACTGGCGTGGAATTGCGGATTGGCCGTATTCCACGCCAGTCTATAGACAGGTTCGTCGCTGAACACCGGCCGCCTGAGCCGCCGATGATTACAGTTGAAACCTGGGCTGGCGACGTAGAGGAGATGCCAGACCACGATGCGCCGGAGTACCAGAGAGCGATGGGGCAATACTGGCTCAGGATGGGAAAAGAACACGTCGCACTGATAGCCGACGCGGTGACTGTTCTCTCCGACACGAGGCTTAGTGAGTTAGCGGAATTGCGAGAGGTTGGGCTCGTCACCGCCGAGAGCGATAGTGTGGCCGACTTTTTACGCTATATAGTCTCTGATGCGGATACAAAAGAAATCGTGGGCGTCGTGCTCTATAACTCGACGGTGACAGACAGGGGGTTACTGGAAGCATCTGTTAGGTTCAACGTGTCGTGGCGCGGTAAACGAGTGAGTGCTCTCTCTGTGCTGGGAGATTCACCAGGGCGCTATGGGCCAGAGTTTGAGGCGCGACGGGCAGCGCAGTTTTGCGGGCTGCCGTGGCGTCACTTCTGCAAACTGGGCGGGCCAGCGCAGTCGTCGGTCGTGGCATTTTTTAGACTGAACAATAGTTTGGCCTGGTTACAGTCAAAGAGGAGGGGGAAGTGATGATAGACACAACACTAGAACTAAAGTGCGGCGTCACGCTGGAACTATGCCCTGTCAAATCTATGATACTGCTTGACTTCGTAGAAGGCGGGCCAGATAGCATGACGCAGGCAAAGTTCAACAAGATGATCAAGTACATTGCGGGCTGGGGTGTCGTCACTGATGTACCGTTGGAAATGCAAGAGGAGTTGAGTTTCTTTGGCGCAGGTGAACACATTCAGCGCGCTGCTTGGGTGCGGATGGTCGCGACGGAGACAGAAATCGCACAACTGATGGCGCAAGTGATGGCACTTACACACGTGAGTGTGAATCAGCCGACGCCAGAGGAAGTAGAGCTTGCAGAGTTGAGAGCAAAAGTCGAGGCGTTAGAGGAAACAGAGGATGGCAGCGACTGAGGAACTAGGTCTCGAAGTCTTCGTTGAGGGATGGCGGAAATTCGAGGGTATCCTAGACAAACTTGATAGGAAAATAGATAGTACCGGTGGCTCGATGGCAAAGACCGGTAGCATTGCTGGCGGTGCGTTTGCCGTCGCGCTAGGAAACGTGGCGTTCAAGGCCGTCACGATGCTGGCAGATGGATTGATACAAGCAGGACGGGCAGCCATAGGCTTTGGCGTAGATAGCTTGCGGATGGCCGCCGATTTCCAGGGCCAGATGGCTATCTTGGAGATAGCGGCCTCGTCTACCGGGTTATCGTTCGACCAGTTGCACGATGCGGCACTCCAGGTCGGCGGCGATACGCGGCTGTTGGGCGTCTCGGCTACTGGTGCGGCGGATTCTATGACTGGCTTGTTCAAGGCGGGCCTGTCTAACGTGGAGGTGTTCGGTGACCTCGAAGGATACATGGCGGGGACGGCAGAACTTGGTGGTGCGCTTAGGGCGTCTATTGACCTGGCGGCGGCCTCTGAGTTGGATATGGTACAAGCGTCTGATTTGGCGGCTATTGCACTCGCGGCGTTTGGTGGCGAGATGGAGACGGAGACAGAGCGAGCAGACTTCATCAACGAAGCAATGAATAATATGGTTAAGGCTGCCGATGCGAGCGTGGCGGAAGTGAGCGGCCTAGCTGAGGCGCTCAAGATGGTCGGGCCGACGGCGAGCGCAGCGGGTCTCAGTATTCAAGACACTAATAATGCACTGGCAATCCTATCGACTCGCGGTATCCAGGGTAGCATGGCGGGTACGGCTCTCGATGGAATGCTGCGAAGCTTGAGAGACGTGACACCGAAAGCGGCGGAGGCGCTCGGCGATCTGGGAATAGAAATTTTCGACGTGGAAGGCGAGATGCATCCGCTAGTCGATATTGTTGGTCAATTTGAGACCGCGCTCGGCGGCGCTACGGAGGCAGAGAAGGCAGCGGCTATTGGTGCAATCTTTACTGCCCAGGGCCAACGGGCGATGAATACGCTCATGGCCGAGGGGGTCGAGGGCTGGAATAGTATGGCCGAGGCTACCGATGCCGCAGCCGGGATACAAGAGCAGGCGGCGGCACGGGGCGAGACGTTCAATGCACAGATGGAGTCGCTAGAGGGAACGGTTGAGACGCTCAAGATTGGGATAGGCGAGCAGTTCCTACCGGTCGCCACGGAACTCGTAAGTTGGTTTGCCGAGATGGTTGACCAGCACGGGCCAGAATTGCAGGCGATATTCGAGGGTGTTGCGGTCGTCGTCACCGACGTTACCAGGTTTCTGATGGGACTGCTCGATACTGGCGACCCGCTCAACGATTTTTTCGTACAGTTACCAGAGCCAATCAAGGCGTTCGTGATGTTTATGCAAAATGACTTTATGCCTGCCATTCGGGAAGTCTGGGACTTCGTAATGGAACAGGTCGCCGTCGTGGTGGCGTGGTTCCAAGAAAATATGCCGCTGATTCAGGAGACCGGACAAACGCTGGCCGAATTTTGGCAATACGTCATCGTGCCTGCGCTCGACAACGCTTGGAATATCATCAAGGAGATAGTCGGCGTGGCGATGAATTCTATTCTCGAGACCATCACCCTAGTTATGCAACTCATCACTGGCGATTGGGAAGGTGCCTGGCAGACAATACAAGGAATGGCACTGTCAAGATGGGAGGCTATCCAGTCCATCGTCACTGAGTTCATTGAGGGCGTGGCAAATGCAGTCGGGACCACCACGGACGAGATCGTAGCGACGTGGAAGAATAACTGGGAGATGGCGAAGCTTATAGTCACGCAGACTTGGGAGAATATCAAGACAACCGTGATAGACAGCTTGATCGCGATAGTCGGTGCTGTGAAGGAAAAGATAGAGTCTATCGTGGCGACGTTACGCGGCTTCGTGTCGGCTTTCCGTTCTGCAGGGAGCAACCTGATAAACGCGCTCAAGTCGGGCATAATGAGTGCGGCGCAAGGCGTCGTGAACGCTGCCAGAAAGGTCGTTCAGGATGCAATAGACGCTGCCAGGCATGCATTGGGGGAACGGTCTCCTTCGCGGGTGGGGATTGAACTAGGAGAGAATTTCGACAGAGGCGTGGCTCTTGGGCTCGCCAAGCTCGCGCCAATGGTGCAGGCACAAATACAGGCGGTCGTACAAGCACCTGCCGCAATCGGAGGCGGAAACACGTACAGCGCAGAGACGACTAATCAATATAACCTCACCACTCAATCCACCACTCGCCCCGGCGCTCTGGCTATGGAATTCGGCGCGATGCAGTTCGCGGGAGCAGGAGCGAGTAGATGATGGACGGCGGCTGCGGAGCGGGTGGGCCAGAATTGGATCAAATTCTGTGTCCTGGCGTCGGCGACAGCTACGAGACNCACCCGCTGNTGACACTGTTNGGCNTNGGGCGNGGGNTGCTCAAGTCCTACGAGGGGCTGGGGCACGCGCCTTTGCACTTCATCACCCAGCGCGGGCCATACCAGGACGGCGAGAGCGTGCTGGATATGCGCTACGACACGCGCACTGTCCAGATATTGATTGAGGAATCGTTGGCTGGGCGCACCGACTATTTCGACACACGCTGGGCTCTGCTCGACCTGTTGCGCCCCAACCGCTCGTTTGGCACGACAGTTCGACCGCTCATCTACCGCAAGTGGCTTCCCGCTGGTAAAGTAGAACGCGGCGCGGATATGAGCGTGGAGAACGGGAGCAACGTCGTCACCTCCCACGATGGGCGGTTCGTTGGGCGCGGCCTGGACGCTGGCGCTCACGTTACCATCGGCGGCGTAGTCTATACCGTTGAGAGTGTGCCCAACGACTATACATTGTATCTGACCATCAACTATGCTGGTGTGACGGCTGATGACGTGTCTTGGATTTTTCGGCGTGGCTGGGGAAAGCGTGACCTGTATTGCCTGCTAGAGCAGGGGCCGGGCTTCGACGAGGGTATCAATCCCAAGCCTCCGAGCAGCGGCTACCGCGAGGCGCTGCGCTTTGTAGCACACGACCCATTTTGGTACGGGATGGAACAGAGCCAGACCTGGGAAGTTGCGGGGGCCTTGGGCGACTTGGTATTCGATGGCCTGGGCGCTTGGTTCGGTACTACGCCAGGCGTCGGGCGGTGGGTGTTCGCGCCGACGTTTGTGGGGGAAACTGTGAGCGTGGTCTACTGGGGCACTGTGGGTGCAAAGCCGACTATCACTATCACCGGCCCAGCAGTCAATCCAGTCGTAGAGAATACGACGGGCGGCTCACGGATCGAGATGGACTACAGCATCGCAGTCGGCGAGACTGTGACGATTGACACGCTGGCGTTGACAGTGAAGAACCAGGCAGATGTGAATCTACAACCGTATCTAACCGGCAATCTAGCGACGTTCACGCTCGAACCACATCCGCAAGCGCCGAATAGGATAAACCAGGTTTACGTCAGTTTCAGCAGCGGCTTAGTAGGAGCGAGTGCCGCGCAGTTGACGTGGCGTAACCGTCATTCAGGATTGGTAGGAGGATGATACGATGACACAAACTTCAAGACCCCAAAGTGACCACATTTCTGTATTTCCAGCCCCCTCTAACCCGGGACCTTACAGCGGTGACATGTGGAGTGAACTTTTCAGGATACTATTCACCGGCGACCAACAGGCTATGCAAGGGCCGTTCGTCCGCTACCTCAACGAGCTAGAAGTCACGGATAACGGAATCACCACTGTCTACGTTGACACCGGCGCGGGGATGGTCAACGGTCACATGCTGATAAGCTCAGAGAAAGAGACTTGGACGATCCCTGCTGGCCCAGTTGGTGGGCGTACTGACCGCGTGGTGATGGTCGAGAATAACTCCAATGTCGAGGTGACGCAATCCANCGCTGGCCGTCCGNTCCTATTCCCNGCNGACCTNTCTGAGTANACNGCTACNCCNGGTGTCCCNGCCTACTCTGCGCGGCTGGNNANCNTGCGCGGCGNTGANNNNGGCGCNTTNCCNGCNCTTGACCAGACNANNGCNNTNTANATGGTNGANNTNGCGCGGTACGACATCAACAATGTGCCGACGATTAGCAACCAGGTGGATTATCGGGAGTTTTGTAAGTTTTCAGGAACAATAATAGATGGAAGGAAAGGAGGTCATGCGACTGGGTGGGGTACTCCTGGAACAAATGACTATGTTCCTGTTTGTGGGGCTGTAATGATACAGCTTGGAGCGGCGTCGTGGGCAGGGGCAGCCGCGCCGAGTGGTACTTTGGCTATTACTTTTCCTACCCCATTTAGTTCTCAACCGTGGGTTATGATTAGTGGCGCAGGTGCAAAGCAGGTTTGGGGATGGAGCGGCCTGCTTGCCGCTGGTTTCACTGCAAAATGGGAAGACTGGGCAGGTGTAAATCGAACCACGACTAGTTGTTCTTGGATTGCAATGGGATTAGCATAACAATATTAACCCACTAGCTAATGACCCAATCAACCTACCAACTCCGAGTACGCAATCACGACGGTGCACAGATAGCCGTGTTCAGCGGGGGAGGGCGCGGTGCGTCTGGCGGTGGCCTGCAATCGCTATCCTACCGCAAGCGACTGCGCACGCCAGGCGGCTTCAACGTTCGCATCCACGGTGACGACGAGCGCGTCGTGCTCTTAGAACTATTGGACACCGGAGCAGCCGACACTCACCTGGATTACGTATTTGAGTTTTGGCGATATGACCCTCTCGGCGGGCTGGACTGGTACAGAGACTTTAGCGTGTTCCACCGCTACGACGTGTGGCAGCAGCTACAAGACGGAAGCATAATCTATCAAGCGATGGGGCGCGGGTTCAACGACCTGCTACAAGCGGAGGAGATCCGCTGGTACGCTGGCAGTACACAGGGAACGAAGTCGGGCGCAGCGGAGACAGTTGCTAAAGAGTACGTCAACGAGAACATCGGCCCAGGTGCGACGGTGGCGGCCGGGCGCGACCGCACTGGTGTCTTCCAGGGGCTGAGTGTCCAAGCAGATGCAGCGACGGGCGCAGCCTGGAGTGGGGGACGCGCGAACAAGAACTTGCTCGACGTGCTGGTGGAACTGGCAGAGTTCGCGCCGGGGGATTTTATGCTCGAACCGCTATCGTACCATCCCGCTGCAATAACGATGGAGTTTCAGTGGCGGGCGGGACAGTGGGGACTCGACAAGACCTGGGGTAACGGCGTTCGCCCGGCTGTAGTTTTCTCACCCGACAACGGTAACGTCGAGAACATTGAGATGACATACAGCCGCCTGGACGAGGTGAATATCTGTGACGTGGGCGGCCAGAATACAGGTGCAGCGCGGGCATACTCGTATTGCACATCTGGTGCGGAAGCCGATTCGCCGTGGGCGCGGCGGGGCGTTTTTCGCAATGCCAGCAACGAGGGCACGGCAGCAGGACGAGAGGCAAAAGCCAACGAGACACTACATAAACAGCGGTCGCGGCGTGTGCTTACGTTTGATACACGGCAAACGGAAGCGACACGCTACGGGCGCGATTGGGGCGTGGGCGACTTGGTGACGGTAGAGTTCCTGGGTCGTTCTTACGACGAGAAGATCATCGGCGTCACATGTAGCGTCGATGGTGTCGGTGACGAAACGATAAGCGTAGAGGCGGAGGACGTTTGAGGCAATGGATGCAATTGAGAACCTAGGTGAGCGGACGCGATACCTAGAGACGCTGGAACGCAGCGGCTCCATCTTCATGGCTGACGATCAGTGGATAGGTATCGGTGCTGCGCTGGAGCGGATTGTCTTCGACGCTGCTGGCGACATTTGTGTGATGGGAGCCAAGGTCGGCATTGGGACATTGATCCCCAACGGCATCCTGGAGGTATGGGGAGACAACAGTATCAACGGCGACCTAAAGTGGATGGTGAACATTGCCAATGACACCGATGCTTACAACGCAAGTCCGGCTGCTGGTATCCAGTTCACGGCAAAGTATACCGGCGCCGGTGCCTACGCGGACCTATGTGGTATAATGGGGGGCAAGGAAAACGTTGTGGACGGCAACACCGCCAGCTTCCTATCCCTCCATACCCGTGCTGCTGGAGGGAACATCGTTGAGGCAATGAGGGTTACTAGCACGGGGCAGTTGGCTATTGGACAAGCGACGGCGAAGGGGCCGCTTGACGTGCACACAGATTACGTAGGGTTCAACATAAACCAAGTCACGCTGGCCGACGATGCGTCCATAGCACTGACGGGGTTGCTCACTGGCAATAATGGTATCCTGGAGATTGTAGACCGTAACAGTGCAGCTGCTGCGGGGTCGGTGTATATTCGTGGTGGGGTCAACAGTGTTAGCATAATAGATGACGCGCTGAGCAACTTCTCAACGGCAGACACCGACGGCAAGCTTTGTATCATAGCAGCAGGTGGCAGTGCATACACATTGAAGAACCGACTAGGCTTCAACAGTATCTTTATATTACGTTTCTTTGGAGCATACTAAGGAGATTAGAATGACACTATTTACTCAGCAGGAATTGCAGGCACTACTTACACTGCTTAACCGTGCACCACTAACACCAGCAGAGCAGCTATTCGCGCAGGGATTCTTTGAACGGCTAGTGGCATTTTGTACTCCACCTACACCAGAACCACAGGACGGTGAGGAGGTCCCCGTCACCGAGTTATAGAGAACGAGTACCGCGTGGTCATAGCCACACCCGACGACGCTGCCGAAACTGTGACGTGTTACAAGAATATCTACTGGCGGCTGGGCGTGACGGGCTCGATGGGACAGCGCACACGTATCGTCGCTGTGGTGAGAGCGTTGGAGTTGGGTGAGTTGATGTTGGCAGAATTGAGCGACGGGCCGAGGGACAGGCTACCGTGTGGATGGCATTGGCGATATAGAGAGGGAGAGTGATGCTCAAAAACGGGACACCCGAGAGAGGGGTGTACTTGCCTGTAGGTTAGATCGAGCCTCAGAGGAAAAACACAATGGCAACTTATTATGTAGCAGTAGATGGAGACGACGGCAATCCAGGCATGGAGGCGCAGCCATTCTGCACCATCCAGAGAGCAGCCCATGCCGCACAACAGCCAGGTGACACCGTGTATGTCAGAACCGGTACCTACGTAGAGGACAGAGTCACAATTCAGCACTCTGGGACCGAAAACGCTCCCATTGTCTTCCTCAACGCGCCCGGTGAGTTACCCATCCTCCACGGCTCCTTCAGGCTCGAGGGCAAGAGCTACGTTCACGTCATCGGCTTCGACATTGACGCCAACACGACACAGTGGGCTGCAATTTATATCAAGAGCGGCAGTCAGCACTGTCTAGTTGACGACTGCACCCTCCATGACACACGCGGGAGTTGTATTCATGCCATCATGATCTATGCCTCACATCACAATACAATCCGCAACAACACTATTTACCACAACAACAGCGGCCTGGGCCTTAGTGGAGGAGCCACTTATAACACTCTCGAGTATAATCACTGCTATGAGAATGATCTCCTCGGTGGAAATTCAGATGGAATAAGTCTATCTACCGCAACAACCCAGTTTAACATCATCCAATACAACATCGTCCACAACAACAGCGACGACGGCATCGACACCTGGACCAGCAAACACAATTTGATCGTGGGCAATATTGCCTACCACAATGGTTACGACCGCCACGGCAACCCAGCAGGGGATGGCAATGGCTTCAAACTCGGCGGCCCGGGCGGCGGGGGCAACCTCGTTATAAACAACATCGCCTACGATAATCTGATGATGGGGTTTACTACGAATGGTGGCCCTCTACCCAATACGCTGTACCACAACACTGCCTATGGTAATCTCTATCATGGATTCGAGGAGTGGGAGGGTTCTGGCGGGAGCACGTTTAGGAACAATATCGGCTATCTGAACGCGAGACAGAATTGCTGCTTCGCCAGCGATACAGAAGCGAGCCACAACCTCTATTCAGGAAACCCTCTGTTTGTGAACGCGGCAAACGACGACTTCCATCTGTGTCCAGGCAGCCCGGCAATAGATATGGGGGTAAGCCTGAGCCAGAGTGACATTCCAGGTATGTTCTTGACAGATGTTCCCAGTTTCTTCAGGGACGAAGCATTAAGACAAATTGAGACCGACTTGGGCGGAGATTCCCGTCCTCAACAGGCAGGCTATGACATTGGTGCATATGAGTACGGTCTAGGGCTACCAGAGAAATGTAAGGCCCCACGCTTTGCTTATGTAAGGCGATATGTACTCTTGCCTCAGTCATACGGCGCGGAGTGGGGAGAGGCAGCAGCGCGCGGCGGCCACAGGTGCCGGTTGACGGTAGGATACTCAGCAGACGACGCCGGGCTAGGCGTGAATTGTTTATCTGAGCGTGAAGTGTTGGCGGTCAATCCAGACGAATGGGAAGATGACCTACAAACTTTCTTTGATATATATTATCCTGGCGTTGTGTTTACACCACTGATAGCGAGCACGCCAGGGGAACTAGAGATACTGTTGGCGGAGGTGGAATGATGCTCAAAAACGGGACATTTGAAGCAGACTGGGGAACGCAGGCCAGCCACGATGTTTTGATTTGCAAGCCAGGGCAAGCGCCGTATCTCAGCATATTGGACAACGTATTTACACCACCTAACTGGCTCACTTGGTTCTGGCACAGACCAGGTGATTCTAGTGACCCTGAAACCTACGACCAACCGGAAGTCAGAGACGCCTGGCGGCAACACGACGCCCGTCGTGTGCGCAGCGGCGAGAAAGCGATACTTTTCTTCACTTTCTACCGTCGTCATCGCGGTGGCTTCTTGCAACAGGTAAACGTGGAAGCCGGTAAGCGATTGCGCTTCACTGCTTGGGCGCACGCTTGGTCAAACCACGATGGCGACCAGGCCGACTTTCCACACCCAGATGATGGGCGGTGGTCGGAGGGCGCGGGTTACAATGAAATAGCGTGGGCAGAAGGTACACAGCCTCACGACACAGGCGATAAGCAGCAGGATGCGAGAGCCAATTTTACCTTTGCGGTTGGAATAGACCCAACCGGTGGCACTGACCCAATGGCAGATAGCGTCGTGTGGGGTGATGCGTTCCACATCTACAACGGGTACTGCAAACAGTTGAGTGTCGAGGCAATAGCACAAGCCGATACCGTGACAGTGTTTTTGTTCTCTGAGGTGCTGTGGGCGTTCAAACACGGAGATGCATATTTCGACGATGCCGAACTATCCTACGTAGATGGCCCTACACCTGGCGGTTGCCGCGCACCGCGCACCGATTACCCGCGCAGCTACGTACTACTGCCCCCTAGTCATGGCATAGAATGGTGGCAAGCGGCAGTCGCAGGTGGCTTCCAGAACCGCTACACCATCGGCGGCTCGGCGGATGATGCGGGGTTGGGTGTAGATTGTCTCACTCATCGCAAGGTGCTTGCCGTCAATCCAGATGCCTGGGGCGACGATCTGCAAGGCTTCTTCGATACGTACTATCCCGGTGTTGAGTACACGCCACTGGACGCTGCAACCCCATCTATGCTGGAAACCCTGCTCAAAGGCGACCAACCTGGATGGGAACAATACCTGCTGTGGCAATGCAATCCGGCGTGGCGCGAGGCGCGGTTCGGCCCTGCACAGTGCCTAATGTGTGAATACGGATGTTACGTGGCCAATCTCGCTATGGCGCAACTTATCAAAGGCATTGATCCCCAAGCCACACCTTTAACTGTGGCTTCAATACTAGAGGGTGGCGGATATGCAGCAAGTACGTGCTGCCCGCTATGGAGCGAGGTCGAGGAGCGGTGCAATATCGCTATTTGCGGTGGCACGACTGCACAGGCCGAAGCACACCTGGCGGCCGGCGGAGTAGCGATGATTGAGGTACTACCCGCGGGGCGTGAACATTTCGTCTTGGCAGTAGAGAGCCTGGGCGACGGCGATTATGTCATCCTCGATCCATACCGCAATGAGGTAGCGAAGCTACGGGATCACTATAGCGGCGTCGAGAGTTGGCGCATCTTGGTGGTAGGGGAGGAGCCTATCCCACCGCCGCCACCCCCGCCACCTTCGGGGCCCAAACTGGGGCCACACGTCCTCCGCAGTGCTGGCAAGCTGGGAGAGTATGCACCGAGGGCAGCCATCACGAAGTGGGTCGGCGACTGGGGGTCAGCCGAAGGCAAGCTTGTCATAGGTCGCCTGGTCTCCAACTACGACGCACAGGCGCAACGTAATAGTGGCAAGAACCCGCTCCAGGCAGCGAGCCAATTCGTCGGAGACCAACTATCCACGTACCAGTCGAACCCGCACATCAAGTGCTGGGAGGGACACAACGAGCCAGTGTGGGGCAGTTCAGAGGAGATGGCCTGGTACGCCCAGTTCGAGATCGAACGAATGAAGCTGATGGCTGACCTGGGATTGAAATGTGTCATCGGGAACTTTGCCACGGGCACACCGCCGTTGAACCTTTGGCCCGCTTTCCTCCCAGCGATAGGGGAGGCAGCACAGCACGGCGCCATCCTCGGTCTCCACGAATATAGCTGCCCGTGGACGTGGTGGATGACGGGTAAATACCAGTTGGACCCCGACGAAGACGAAGGGGACGAGGGTTGGACGACGCTCAGGTACAGGAAAGTGTATCACAAATACCTGGAACCGGCAGGTTTGGGCGACACACCGCTAGTGATCACCGAATGCGGCCTTGACCCGCTAGTGAACCCGAAGCCACCAGGATGTGACGGCGGCACCTGGAAACAGTTACACAGCTACTGGGCAGCTCACCAGGACGGCGAGGTAGCCTACACTTCGGACGACGCCGAGTACTACTTCAGACAACTGGAGTGGTACGACGAGGAGCTACAGAAGGACGACTACGTTCTCGGCGCTGCGATCTTCTGCTGGGGGAACTTTGGGCCACCTTGGTCGGATTACGACGTGGCGAATACAGCAGTTGAAGACAAGCTAATCGCGTACGCCGGCGGCGAAGACCCACCGCCCCAGCCGCCCTCCTCACTGGCCGTCGGTCTACACGACCAGGGGGGTGGTGATTGGATGCTCAACAATTGGCAGTGAGGAAACCACAGTGAACCACCATAAAGGCTGGGAATTGCAGACGTCGTTGAAGGGAGAAGGGAAATGAAGGGGTTATGTCTCGTACATCACTCGATAAAAACAGAGCCTATTGTCCTGGATTACACATATCTGGCCAACGCTGGCATCCGTGTTGTCTGTCGTGTGCAGTGGGGTTATGCAGACGGCGAAGGTACCCCGCCACCTCCCAAGCATGCGGCTTCTTTTGCCCAGGCGGTGATTGCTACAATTAGAAACTCGTCTGGTGTCTGGGGTTGGCACATCTTGAATGAGCCAAATAACCCCGCCGAGTGGTCGGGTGGCTACCCACACGTTACTCACATCTTCTCCCCAGAAAAATATGTTGAAATCTATAACGACATTTGGCAGGGTGTAAGGGTCAACGACCTC